CTTTTAACGCTAACCTTACCGTGTAGGAATGGCTTCATCACTTTTCTTCTTTCTGCGTTTCTTCTCTTTAGGAGGTCTGCCAGCAAAGCTATTCATCAAGTCCTCAAACATCTTATTTGACTTGATCGTTGGCCTTCTAAACTCAGGAATCTTAACTCCGTCCATCGGTGCATCAAGAAGAGCTCTCTCCATCAAAGCCTCAGAGACGGCCTTAAGCTCGTCCTCCGGGATGTACTGTTTCACCTGCGCGAGGCTAATCTCAGCTGTGCACTCGAACACTTCTCGCACATCGTCGTTCTGGCGTGTTGCTGGGTTCCATGTGCCGCGCTGAGTTCTGTAACCCTTGACCAGCATCTGAAATGGAACTAAAGTGTTTGGGAAGTAGTCAACGACATTCTTACGCATGCCGTTGCTGCGCCAACGCCTTCGACCAGATGAACTTGGTGCCGCACCTTTTAGCTTATCCTTGGCTCCGATCTCAGCTATCTGGCCGGCAAGCTCGTAGAAGAAAGCGATGATCTCGGCGGAAGGTTTCTTAGTAATTTCTTGGATGAGGTACATCAAGCACCCGTCAAAGCAGTAGTTCACCTTGACGGATATGTTTTTGTCTTCAAGATCCACGTGCAAGCCTCTTGTTAGAAATCCAGGTCGTCGTTGAAGTCTTCGTCATCGTTGAAGTCGTCTTCGCTCATGTCACGATCGTCGTCTGGTTCTTCGAGTTCTTCAGTCTCAACTTCAAGTTCGAGAAACTCTTCAAGCTTGGTCTTAAGAAACTCAATGTCTGAGTTCGTGTACGAGGTCAACGAGAATCCAAGGTTGCGATCTAGAACGTTCGCGATCTCTTGTGCTTTGTTAACGGACATGACTTCTCTCCTTATTTGGTTTCGTTATTGCCAGGACGCAAGTTGATCGGAGCAGCTTTCTTAGTTGCAAAAGCGTGCTCAGTTTCATCTGACGTCACGATATCATACCTTGCCAGGTCGATCTTTGGGAATCCAAGGATTCGAGCAACAAAGACGTCTGGGAACACTTGCAGCGCGGTCTCATAGACCCGCTTCTTGTCAAGCAAGGTCTTCTGGTCAGCTTCAAAGCTGTTGCGACCCGCTTCGATAATCTGCTGGATCTTGGTGTAGATACTGGCATCAATGGTTGGATTTTGCTCCTTAATGAACTGGAAGACAGCTTGCGAACCGTTCGCTCCGTAGCGACCTGAGATCGCTGCCGTGTACACTTTCTTGAGGTCGTCCGTGTACATCGAAGGAACCTGTGCGACTTCCTGCAACTTCTTAATGTAGTTGTCGTAGTTGTTCTGGTTCTGTTTGTACTGGGCAATGATGCCGTTCTCTTGCTGCACCAGGTCATTGTTGATGCCGATGAAAGAGCTGATGCTTACTACTCCGACTAAGCCAGCGATCACTAGCAAGCCGAGAGCGATTTTAGTTCCGGTACCCATTTAAAACCTCCTATATGGTCGTTCTTCTTCAAAGATATCGTTCATCTCAAGAAAAATACTCAACCCGACGCTGACCAAGAACCCAAGAACCATGGCGAATATCCACTCACCTTGGGTTGGTTTGACAGTTCGACTCAAGTACTCAAAATCCTTCATGGGCTTGCGAACAAAGTTGGCCTCAACGTTTGAGCGCAACGTTCCCATGATCTGTTCTCTGTTCAGGATACCAACTCCCATAATGGCATCTCGGAGTGCGACCTGAAAGATTTTATTGTCGGTCCAAGCCATTGTGTCGACCCACTGGATCTTGTTAGCATCGTCTACACTTATAACAAGGACGACGTCGTTCTTTTTCCCACCAATCCACTCTTGTTCAAGAGCGTAGAAGTAGTCCTCTGGTTGGTTCTTGGCCACAACCGTAAGTATGTTCACTTGCTTTTTTGAGCCAAGGTCCGCATTAAGTTCCATGAGATCCTTGTTCCATTGGGCAGTATCTGGTACGCTTACCCCCACCGGCACAAAACGGTTTAAATGGTAGTAATCATAGATGTTTTGCGGATATTCCGGCAACGCACCTTTATACTTCTCAGTGAGACCTTGGTGACGAAATAAGGTGTCCGGAGCAGCCTTCACATAGTTGACAAAGCTTCTCGTCTCTGAATAAGCTTCTCCAGGTTGAATAGCAGTCCAACGTGGAGGCTCGTTAAGTCCTTGTCGGTCCACCCTATCGATGTCAAAGCTATTGTCCAAGCTAGTGTAAACGTACCAACTAACGTCGTACGAATGCTCATAGCAGGTATCGCAATGTTGCCAACATGATCGGTTTTTACCAGAGCCACTACACTCTTGCCTACAGTTACAGGAGTAACTATGCGAGCACGAGACTCTTTCTCTCTTCTTAGAAGTGATGCGGCCGTTCCACACTTCCGTGTCGCGAGTGTTCTGCCACCCGATGACGAGCAAGAATGCTCCCATAACTAGGACTTGGATTCCAAGGTCGAGACCAAACTTCTTTATGCTGAACTTCTTCCCGCCAAAGAAGAGGAAACCTAACGTCACCAAGATCGGAATAAGCATCATCGTGAGAAAGATCATATTACTCCTTAGTGTGTAACTTCACTGGACCAGGATATATGCGACGCTCTTGGCCTGCCAAGTACCACGTCGCGAATTCCCTAGCGTCTTCCTCATTTCGGAAACAAAGATACCAACTTTTCTCAGTGCGCCACTCTCTGGTGACTTGCTTGAATTGATCTTGGCGATCAAAGAACTTGGGGCTAGACTCATAGCCCCAGTCAACAGTCCAAGCAGGCGTCGAGCCATCTTGTATGTGCTTTAACGGCTTATTTTCCATCTTTAACTAATAAGTAGCGACTGATCGGACCAAGATCGTCCTCATAAAAGACAGCCCACGGATTATCCAAGTAAGTCTTTTTATAAACCAGACACAACCAGTTACCATTCTCTTTTCTGAACTCACTTTTGGCATCCATAGATCGGGCAATTGACTCGCATCTGCCCTTATTACGATTTTGAATGCGAGCCGCTTCATCAATTTGCTGCTGAGAAATCTCATCACAGCTGACTAAGAATAGGGTTAGAAGTAAGTATCTCACTTCTTCCCTTTGTTTGTTGCGGTATCTGGGATCTGCACAGTTTCACCAAGTCTCTTCAGAGGATGGTCTTTAGTTCCACCCTTGGAGATAATGAACAGCGTCGTCGGCCAACGCTCACCTGGACGCATCCACGATTCAACTGGGACGTCTCCGTAACATCCGTCGGTGACAACCACACTGAGATCGGGCTTCCGCTTCAGAATGTCCTGCATGCACTCCGTGAGATCCGTACCACCACTCTGAATGTCCTCACGCTTAACACGTTGACCCAGCTTGTACTCCTCGTTCTTGTAGAGAGAAGTATGGAAAAAACCTAGCCGGCACTTCCGTGCGCCGACTCGGAGGAACTGATCAACAATGTCAAGGAACTCGTTCGCCTCTTCAATGGAGATCGAGCCTGACGTATCAATGTAGTTCTGCAACTTTGGCAAGTCACCAACGCGAGTACCTGGAGCGATGTTGCCAAAGCGCTTACTCTTACGTGTCCATGTGTGCTTGCGATCGTGTCCAGCTGCGTGGCGCTTCAATGCCAACATGATGAGAGCTTTGTAGTTGAGCTCTGCGCGACGCATCTTGATGTCCTCGAGCAACTCCTTAACGGAGTCAGGAAGACTTGAGTAATCTAACCGAGCCTTAACCATGGCGCGCTTAACGAGATCCTCGGTGGCGTCGAGCATGTCTTTCTCTTCAGCGGCTCCGTCCCACATGTGCTCGTCCATCGTCTGCGGCAAGTCATCTGTGTCTGCTCCACCACCAGCATTGCCGTCGTCACCTTGACCATCGCCGGGTTGTCCGCCACCGGGACCAGGTTGGCCTTGACCTTTACCACTACCCTTTTGCTTCTGCTTTCCACCGCCACCATCTTTGTCTGGGTCTTTGAAGCGCTGAATAAGCTTTTCGTAGTAGGTCTCAGCCGTTGCATTCTTGGGCCAATCGGTTCTCTTACCGGTCTTTTCGTCAACATCGTAGAAGTCCTCAACGAAGATAGCTCGACCTGGACAGAGGTCGTTCGTGCAAGCTTTATGCTGTTCTGGAGGAGGACATTGCGGACATCCGGTCGGCAGGTTCTTGATGAACTGGTTGATTGCCATGTCCATCGCAATGTTCATGAGCTGACGCTTCCTCGATGAGAGTTTGAGGAACGGAACCCTAAGTGGATGTTTGTGAGTGATGTGGCTAAGTTCGTGCAGAAGTACAGCTTTTTGTGACAATAAATTCAGCTTCTTACAAAAGAAGTACGGGTTGACGATCATGTCCCATCGCTTGGCATCCGTGTTGAACATGATGCCGGCTGTTGGAATCTGGTGACCGTACTGAATGGTCAAACATTGGAGTACTGAACCCATGAACGGGTGAGTCTTACTGCACTCGTAGATGGCTGATGCCAACGCTCTGGACTTCAGCTCAACAGGAACGAACTCTTTATCCAGTATGTCTTTAGTTATCTTAGGACGTACGCGTGACGACATTTACACTACCACTTTCTTATTGATCTTTTCTTTGAGCTCTTTGATTCGAGTGATGTACGGCGGCCAAAAATCCACCTCAATACCTTTGTCCACTCGTTTCTGAAGTACTTTCGCCTGCGATTCCAACACCAGATTCAGCAGTTCGATCTCTTCATCTGTTAAGACGATAAACTTCATGAGTGTTCCTTGTTTCAGAAAAAAGTTACCCCAGAGCGGCCGGAGGAAGGTCCGCTCTGGGGTTCCAGGCGCATATGCTACTTCTGGACCTTATCGGCTCCAGTTGCCCTGGCGAGTTTGAGGTTCGCTTTCAGCACGTGAACAAGGTCTGGGTGACGCTTCACGAAGTCCGTGAAGAAGTCGCTCATGCGTCCCTTGTTCTGTTTGAAGCCGCAGCCCTTGATGAGGTTGACCGCTTGGTCTGACGGCAGGATCTTTGCGATCTCAGCCATAGTGTCCTCATCGATCTGGTCGGCTTTACAGTCTTTCTTAGCGCCACCGTAAGCCTTGGTGATAGACTCGACAGTAGCGGCGATCATATCGCCTTTGTAGTTGTTCGGGTCGGCTTGCTCACGAAGCTTGCTCATCGCGGAATCCTTGTTCTTCAGAACGTCGGTTGCCGTAACAGGAGCTTGATCGTAGCAATTCTTGTGGTACTCGTTGCCGATGTCTTTGCCCAAGATTGAGCAAACGACGATGCGATGCAGGTTGCGATTCTTGCGGATACCTGCTCGCTCAGCGGCGTTCACCTTGGACCAAGTACGGGGAGAGATGTACTTCCCGTTTTGGCCGATAGCTTTGGAATCTTTGTAGATCCAAAGTGCATCACCTACGTGACGCTGAACAGACTCGACCCAGTTTTGAGCATCCATGAACTCAAGGAAGGCCAAGTGATCGTACTCGATCTCGTACTCCTCAAAGCGGTCTTTCAATGCAGCATCCATCGCATTGACGTCATATTCAGACGAATCGGGGTTAATACAACCCGCGATAACCCATTTCTTGGGGAGTTCATACTTGTGAACTTTTCGGTCGGTGAGCAGCTGCATGAGTGTGTTCATCATGCCGGTCGTTGCTCGGTTTGGTTCTTCCAGCAAGATCAAGCCTTCGGACTCGGGGTCACGCGGCCAGAAGTCTGGAATCCAGTGGGACGTGATCTTGAACTCTTTGCCGTGCTCTTTCACGACTTCGTTTTCGGGAAGTCCGATCATGTCGGGAGCTTCCATGTACGCTGCGCGCAAGTCGATGAAACCAAAGTTTGGTCTCTTCTCACGCATCTTTTTGACCCATTGCTGACAGATCTGGGACTTTCCAAGACCTGCTTCACCCGTGAACAACGGGTTCATGACTTCATCGATCATGCGTGCTTCCCACGCCATGTCTAGTACGATCGTTATGTTACTGGGTTTCACTCTGTTTCCTCCTATGTACGAACAGATAGAATCGGGATCTTTGTTAATGGACCTCTCTCGAGGTCGGTTCACCTATTTTTGCAACATCTCTTAACTTCGAACAAAGTAGCAAACTCAATTTAGCTCTGGCGATCCAGGCTTGCATAGCCTCGTTATCACCATCTTTCTTAGAGTTCATCGCCAGCTGCTCAAACATCGCTTTCGCGAAAGTGAGGACCTGGATAGAAGACATCAACTCCTCGCGGCTCATTACCACTGAGTAATTGTCATCCTCTATGAGCTTCGGTGGCTCAAGCTTCTTCGCCTTCTTCTTCCGCTTCCCTGAAGACATTGATCACATCGTCCACATATTTTTTGCGTATCTCCGGCGGAAGAGCGTCGACGTCAATCGTCGGCTTTGCTTTCTTTTTCGCCTTTTTCTGCTTGTGTTCGCCATAAAATAGATCAGCCTCTTCAAGGGTCATAAGGATTGCAGGACCACCGGCAGGAGTTGGTTTTATACTCTCCGGCGGTTTAAAGGGCTTCTCAGTGGGAACCCGAGTGATCATCCCGCCACGCGCCAAAAATTCTTCAACAGACTCAGTCTTCATTTGATTCCTAACACGCGCTTTTCTTCTGCAGTGAGTTTCCTCAGAGCTTCTTCTCTGATGTAGTTATCCTTAACTTGCTGGTGCATCTCTGCTACTGTGTCATACATAAATGTTGAAGTGACGTGACCAGCTGTACCCATAGTGCTCGACTTCTTAGCAAGCTCATTCGCCACTAACTCGTTCGAGCAAATATGCTTTATTTCATCTCTGCCGCGACCTTCTGTCATATCTGAGTTACCCCAGACTAAATAAATCCTCTGCATATCTGCAAATAGTTTCAGAAAACAGGGTGCCAGTCGGTCACAACTCTTTGAAACTTGATAGCATATTTGTCGTTGATAATCTCAGCTAGAGCAGGTCTCACTCCAGGCGATGAAGCGTCAGCTAGCCAACGAGCTAAGTCATGTAGTAGGTCCCTCTGTGCTTCGCGCGGGAGCTCGATGGCACAACAGATCATGAATGATTCAAGTTGCTCCAGTTTAGCTATAGCATTTTTTACAGTGACGGCGTCATCGATTTGACCTATCCAACGTAAGTTGGGAGCTTCACGCTTAGGATAACGTCTGTATCCTTCAGTCAGGTCGCCAGTGGACAAGATCATGAAAGCGTCTCTGGGAACCAACTCCATCATGAATTTTCTTACCAACGCCTTAGCGTCTTCATATGGGTCAGTCGGACCGCAATCGCAGCAGCCAACAGGGCAATCACATCCTGTGGAATGATAGAACGCCATGCAACATTTTAGGATCAGAATATAAGTCCGGTATAATAAGTACATGGCTGAAAAGACAGAACTAACAGATTTACTCGTCTACGGAGTGGAACTTAAGTCCCGCCGTATCTACTTTGGTACTCACTTAGATTTAGGTGAAGAGACTCCGGGTGACTTTACCCAAGCCTCTATCGAGGTCGCCATCAGAGCTATGCACCGGATGGCTCAGGATGCTCCGGGTAAGCCGATAGAGATACACATGAACAGCTATGGCGGCGATCCTTACGCCATGCTCAGACTCTACGACGAGATTCTAAGTTGCCCATGTCAGATTAAGTTCTTTGGTGGCGGCGCTATCATGTCTGCGGCCACGTGGATTCTCGCTGTCTGCGATGAACGCTATCTCTATCCCCACGCCACTGTTATGGTGCACGACGGATGGGCAGGGACAGAAGGGAAGCATACGGACGTCCTGATATGGGCTGTTGAAGAGAAACGTCTCCAGGACGTTCTATATGACATATATGCGGCCAACTCGCGCATGCCCAAGGAGTTCTGGCAGGAAGTATGTCAGCGTGACCTGTACATGTCCGCAAGCGAAGCGGTGTCGGTAGGGTTGGCTGACAAGATAGTCGAACCTAAGAAGCGCGGTAACCTCAGGAAGATGCGCCAGGCTGCATTCAAGAAAGCTCCAACTGAGCAAGAGATGCAGGCGATGGTGGATAGCATGTATGCTAGGGTGAACAAGCTTAAGGTACCAAAGTTGGAGCTGAACCCCGTAGTGAAAGAGCCAGCTGACCCACACTTGGTCGTAGAAACAGAAAAGCCCCAGCAGGTCGCTGAGGCTTCAACAAACGTTCCAGAAACAAAAACTACTCAGTAACTAAAACATCTTTCTGCGTGTGCCACTCGTGGACACCAACTTGACAAGCGTAGGAGTCAGAGCCATCGCCACAGCTTTCGTAGCTGACGCCACAAGCACTAACCTTACCTTCGTCCTTGCAGTCAATCGCTCCGCGCTCGGTGCTTGACGTGAAGTGGTACGTGGTGATTGTCTCAGTTTTAGGCTCGGGCTTCGTCTCTTCTTGTGCCGGCTGTGAATCACTTGACGACGTATCCTGGGTTGCCGAAGCTTGCTCACGTGCTCGTTGGTCCTGCTCTTGCTGCTCTTGAGCGGCAATTCGCTTCTGACGTTCCACTTCTTTGTCTTGATCATTGTCGCTGCAACCAACCATGAACAATATCCCAGCTCCCATGCAAACACAGAACAAAACTAGCGGGAGCAACTCAACCAAACACGATCCCTTATTGCTTCTTTTCATTGTCTCCGCCTTTCAACTCTCGGTACAAGGCCATTCCAACTACTCCGAGAAACCCTGCAGCTGCAATAATCAAGAGGAACAAGCCAAAATCAACTAACGCGATCATAAAATCTCCTTTCAAGATTTGCCCCTATGGACTTTCACCACTCTGTCCTCGAGGCCCAAAGACTTTCAGTCGTGCTGCATTACCCAGTCTCTACAACAAGAGTTCCCTTCACATAATCACCTTTCGGTAACCGTCGGGACTAACATGCACATAGGGCATCACAGATATAATTACACGCATTGAAACAAACACAAAGTACCCCTTGGGACTTAAACCCATCCTTCCGCGAGGTCCACGGAATCCTGGCAGGCACCTGTACGAATTAACCTAGGCCGCATTACGTACGTGGTGGCACACAGGGAAAACGCTTATTTCGAACTCTTTCCAACTTCTTTGCTCAAGCGGAGCATCGACTCGAGACCCAGAGCTTCAAAGGGATTGGTAGCTGCATTGCTGCCCGCTCCGCCACCGCCCAAAACCATCATGTTGGGAAACTGAACTTTAGCCAATTCAGCCGCGACGCCGATTGCCGTTTCCTTGTCGATGGTAGCTCGCTCCAGAGGAGTCAAGCCTGCTTGCACCTTGAGCTTGTTGACTTCGGCTTCCGCTTTACCGTTCGTGATGCGAGCTGTCGCATCTTGTTCGGCTTGCTGACGGCGAAGCTTCGAAACTTCAAATTCTTTCTGTGCAATCGTAACCTGCTTGATTTTCTCAACTTCCTGGGTAGCTTTCTCTTCAGCGATCTTCGCTTCCCCTTGTGCACGAGCCGTGATGGCGTCTTGCTGAGCTTTCTCTGCGTTAGCTCGGGCAACGACCTTCTTCTGTTCTGCGTCTTGCTTCTGGTGGATGAGGGCAGTGATGTTCTGGTCGAAGTCGAAATCTTTCAACTGGAAGGAAACAATGTCGATACCGTACGCAGTGAACGGAGATGCCTTACGGATTACAGGAGTGCCATTGGCATTACGCATGATAAGCACCTGATGCTCTACGAGCTCATTACCCTCTGAGTCCTTAGTCTTAAATTCCTTGGTTTCCGTCTCGTAGATGCCGTTCTTCACTTGTTCCTCAACGAGGGCAGTGAACTCAGCACGACGAGTGGAGTAGGATTCTTCTGCTTTCATCAGAGTTGCCGTCTGAGCCAACGCTTCTGCAACTACTTGACGAACCAGGTCATGCTTCAAGACATTATAGCTCTTGAAATCCTGGTGAATCTTGAGTCGCAAGTCGTCGTTAACCGGCAATCGGAACTTAATACCGCCGTTAATACTTGCAGTACCACCACCTTGGAAACGAACGTTGATGGGATCGGCTTCATGTCCGCCGCCACCATCAAGATCACTCTTTGAGAAATAGTACATGTCGCTGATGTGATATGTGGTCACATCTGCGAACAAGCGCATGTACGAACCAGGGTTGTCGATGACTGTCATCGTTCCCGAGATCGCCGCTTGCTTGACCTGATAAAAGCCGGCATTATTAGTGCCTACGAGTCCGCGCCCAAGGCTGATGAGCGTGAACAAGCCAACGACTCCTACTACTAGGAATGCGATGAGCTTGATTTTCTTTGTGTCCATATTTACTCCTTTCGAAGAGTTGGTTGGACTGTTTCTGAACGTTTGTGACTTTCCGGTACCTACTGCCATGATGGCTTACCTCCAAATAAAAAGCCCACCACTAGACGGAATGTCTCGTGATGGGCGTAGTTTGTTTCGGAAAAGTTAGTAGCCGTAGTCATCGTCGAGGTAGTTGCTGAGGTACATGTCTTCGTTGGCCGTGTAAGAGATGAGGTTACCGTTTTGATCGAAGCCTTTGCCGAAGACGCTGCCATACTTTTGGCGATTGCGGAGAGCTTTCAAGATGCGTCCGCGAGGAGTTTTGCCGAGGAAGCTGAAGCGATGGTCGTTGTCGTTGATGTCGACCGTGTAATCGTTCAGGAAGCTGTTCAATGCGTTCAGGCGCATGTTGGTTCGTTTTTGAGTGCGGTCAAGGGTTGTGCGGGCATTCCGCTGAGCGTGACCAGTTGCACAGTGTTGTACTGTTGGTCGCGACTGATAGTCGCCGTCGGCGAACTTCTGCTCTTCACCTACGCACCATTGGTGGTCAGGAATGCTCGAGAAGTAGTTAATGAAATAGTTCAGCGTATAACCTTTATGCATAATATCTCCTTTTAATGATATAATGGACGGTATGATACGTCGCGATTATACATTCAGGATTTATCTGGTTTGCTCTCCATCAAATAAGGTTTATGTTGGTTACACTGGGAAATCTTTGGAAGAGAGAAAAGCTAACCACGAAAGTGACTCAAAAACAAGTAATTTGCCGTTTCATAAGGCTATACGCAAATATGGAACTCTTATGTCTTGGGGCATTCTAGAAGACAACATTCCTTCATTAGAGAAAGCGCACGAGTTGGAAAAACTTTATATATCTGAGTATGAATCGCACAAGCCCAACAAAGGTTACAACTGTACTTTGGGTGGCGATGGTTGTGTGCCAACTAATCGTACAAGGAACAAAATTAGAAAGTCTATCAAGGCGCTAGGCACCAATCCTGGCAAGCTGAAACAGAAACCCATCAAAGTGTTTAGAGACAACAAACTAATTGGAAAATTTGCTAACCAGATTGAATGTGCCAAGATTCTTAACTTGAAGGCTAGTGATATTTCTCGATGTTTACGAGGTCGTCGTAAGACTTATAAGGGTTATACTTTTAAGGATTAATTGGTCCGCCCGCTAGGTACTGCCCCTAGTGCCAACACCAATCTAGTGCTTGTAGCCGTTATAAGCGGCTGGTTCAGCTTCTGATCGAGCGGAAGAACCATTATATCAGGTTTTCTTAAGTTCTTCACGCACCTGCATGAGAGCTATCCCAAGCAGGTTCTTGCCGTTACCGATAGCGCCACGACGTCCCGTACCCCAGACATGGTCGTACGGACTGTCCTCATATATGTCGTTATCGCCGGTGCTCAAGAGTTTATCTCTCAGCTCCTGATAGTTGCCGAACTTTGCCCTAAGTGCCGTAAGCATAACTTCAAACTTGACTGCATCCCAGTCGTCTCGCAGGACGACTTCTCTGCCTAGCTTCTTAGCTAGACCAGGAGTTTTAGCTGTGCGGATCTTTTCCTGTGCCTCAGGATCTAAGGTCTTCATGGCTGCAAAATAGTGCTCAGTTGTCGGCCATTCCTTGCCCTCGATGACGTATGGACCTGGCCAGAAATTGGAGAAGCAACCGAACTCATCGCTGTTTTCCCAGAAAAAGATATTACTCATGTTTCACCTTATTTAGTCGGCCAGTTTCTGCCAACATAGTCCCTGCACGCCAGATCCCAGCTAACCTTTCCGTAATTAGCTACATAGTGATCTTTCCTAACTAAACCAAGTTTCTTGAGGAAATTCACGAGCAAGATGGTGCGGTTAGTCAAAATAGTGTCTTTACTGTCTGCCTTTCGAGCATGCCAGTACTGATCTATGCCGCTACCCATTACTCGAACATTTCGCTCAGGCCGAGACCCAGTTGACCCTTCTTCTCGAAGGACTTTTTGAAGCGCTCACTGTGGGCAACCAGCTCTTTGATGACCTGGACATAGCTCTTGTCGTGCAACTCAGCGCGCACCGGAATCTCTTCCAAGTGAGCGATGCTGAACATGTCTGTTCCCTTCATCTGGATAGCTTCAACTTCGATATCGGTGAGGTCACGCTTGCTCACGAAACCCAGGAGAGCAACTCGTTCTTCTTTGGTGGGCGGATTGAGCTCGAGCATCAGGTCGAAGCGACCAGGGCGATCAGCCAAACTCTCGAGCAGGTTCTCGGGATGGTTAGTCGTAGCCACGATGAAGGTCGGGAGCTTGAATGTCACTCCGATACCGTCCAGCAAGTTTAACAGCCCGCTATCGACACCGC